AATTGCGACAGGTGCCTGTGCAATTTGGGTGCCTGCGGCCCCCATAGAGCGTTGCGAAAATTGGCGGAAAGCCCAGTTTACGATCGCCTCGGATTCCTGCGCGCGGACGGCGGCTGACTCAAGGCCGGAGATCACAAAGATCACCCGGCGGTCACCTTGCTTGGCAGAGCCTACCAAGCCATATCCAGCCTCTTCCGTGTGGCCCGTCTTTAGGCCGTCTGCGCCAATGCCAAGACCCAGCAATGGGTTGCGATTTCTCTTGTTCTGTGGCGCGCGGCCATCAAATAGAAATTCGCGCTCTGCAAACAGGGGATAATACTGCGGATAGTCGGTGATCAGACGCATGGCCAACAACCCCAGATCGCGCATTGACATGCGCTGCCCTGCGGCGGGCCAGCCGTTAGAATTTGCAAAGTTTGAATTGGTCATGCCCATTTGCTGTGCGCGCTGCGTCATCAACCGCGCAAAGCCCGGCTCAGTACCATCGGGACTTAGGGCTTCGGCAATTACAGCGCAGGCGTCGTTGCCGGACAAAACGATAATCCCGCGCAGAAGGTCCTCGACCGAGACGCGGTCGGTAGTATCCAGAAACATGGTTGACCCGCCATAAGACATCGCATGCTGCGACACTGGCAGCTTTTCGGTCAGATCAAGCCCCCCGTTGCTTTTGCCACGCTCGATGGCCTCGAACGCCATGTAGAGCGTCATCAGTTTTGACATCGACGCAGGCGGCAGAGGGTCGTCCGCGTTCTTGGCCATCAGGACTGTCCCGGTGGTCTGATCAATCACATAGGCGGCTGTCGCGCGGGTCTCGAATGCCTGCGCGGGCAGGGACAAAAAGACCAGCGCCAGCGTGGCAGCGAAGATGCGGATCATGTTAAACTCCTTTGGCTTTGGGTCAGTTAGACACAGCGTATGCGTCCGAGAACCCTTCAGCTTTGATAGATTTCAGCAAGGCGGCCAGTTCGGTTTTGGTAGCCGCGGGGCCAACCACAACGCGCCAGAACGCTTTGCCGTTAATTTCACTACGTTTGACGCTGGGCAACATGCCGGCGCTGCGCATCTGATTTGCGGACCGGTCGGCATTTGCCTCGACGCTGAAAATCCCGATTTGGACAAAGGGTTTGCCCAAGCTGGATGTTTTCGCGGCGGCGGGTGCAGGCGCGGGCTTTGCCACAGGGGCCGCTTCAATCGCGGCACCGGCTGCTACTGCAACAGGAGGCAGCGCTGTTTCAGTCACGGTTGCTGGCGCTTCCACAGTAGTGTCGGGCGCAGAGTCTTCAGCTGGCGCACCGACTTCTTCGCGGCGCAGGGCGGTGACGTTCAGCGGGGCAGGGGCACCGGCCAAAACGCTCAACGCGGCCGCCGCATCAGATGACATCTGCAAATTTGGACCTGGCAAATCGCGTTCCCTTCGGAACAGCGCCCCGATGACAAACTTGCCGTTGGCCTCGTTGCGTATGATGACGCGTTCGGGATCGGTAACATCAGGATGCGCAACCCACACACCGCCTAAACTGGGACGGCCATCCCAAAGCCCTTGATCTGTAACGGAAAATACATCCGGCGCTTCGACGTCACGTTCCACAAGCTTGGTCGATGTGGGCACCGATGCCGAAGCTTTTTTCTGCCCCAGACCGAACTGGCCGTTGGCATCGCACCCCGCCAGAGCGGTCAATGCCACGAGCCCCACAGTCGCCATCAAAAGCGGTCTCGCCTGAGTAAAGAAAGATACGGTACGCCTGTTCATTTTCGTCGTCCTTGCCTGCTGACCCAGCGTTTTCGCCGTTGCCAATCGCGCCGTGCAACACGGCATGTTTCACGCCCCGCTGCCGGGGTCTTTGCGGCACACTAGCCTTTGCAGCCCCCGCTGAAAAGACTGCCACTGCATGATCGGCAAAATTCCCCGCAAACTGTCGCGAACTTAGTGCATTTCGAGGTTTGCAGAATCGCTGGCACCCCTCTATGCGGTCTGTGCTGCGGAGGAGTGGCAGAGTGGTCGAATGCACCGGTCTTGAAAACCGGCGTGCGTGAGAGCGTACCGTGGGTTCGAATCCCACCTCCTCCGCCAAATCCACATAATATTTACCTAAAGCATTGATTTATAAGTATTTAGTATTTTGCCGTATTTCTTTTTGTATACCGGTATGTATAGCGCTTTTGGGATTCACAGCGATTCAGCGGTGTGGTATATAGATACCACCCTGTATGGAATGCTGAATGTCCCTTATCGACCGCCTCTTTGGCAAGAACGAATCCAAAGCCCTGAGTTTGACCGATCCAGAGGCTTTCGGCCTTTTTGGCACGACCCCAACCGCTACCGGCATTCATGTCAGCGGCAACTCTGCATTGCGCGTCCCTGCTGTTGCCTGCGCCGTAGCCCTGATCAGTGAAACCATTGGTGCTATGCCTGCAAAGGTGCATCTGTCAGACACCAAAGAAGCCGCAAAGGATCAAGTCGCTTATAAGCTAGTGCATGATGAAGCAAACGAATGGACAAGCGCAGGGCAGCTGCGCGAAGACCTTACAATCGACGCACTGATCACCGGTAACGGCTATGCCCATGTTGTGCGGTTGACCGATGGCGCACCCTTTGAATTGCACCGGCTTGATCCGGCCAGTGTGCGCACCGACTATGAAGTTGACGGCGAACCTTTTTACATCGTGCAGACTGATCAGGGGCCGCGCCGCTACAATTACCGCGACATTTTGCATGTCCGGCCCTTTGGTGGCGTGTCACCGATCACCCTTGGCCGCGAAGCGATTGCCTTGTCACTTGCCTTTGAACAGCACATCGCCAGCCTGTTTGCAAATGGTGCGCGCCCGTCCGGCATAATCAAAAGCGAAAAGGTGCTGGACGTAGAGGCGAAAAAGAAGATCGCAGCATCGTGGTTCAACACCCATGCAGGCCGCAACGCAGGCGGCACCGCAATTCTGGACGAAGGCATGTCTTACGATCAGCTTTCGATGACCCTTGCGGACGCACAGTTTGCAGAGAACCGCCTTGAGCAGATCCGCGAGATTGGCCGCGTCTTTCGTGTGCCGCCAACAATGCTTTTTGAGCTGACACGCGGCACATGGTCCAACACCGAAGAAATGGCGCGCCAGTTTTATGCGATCACGCTGAAGCCTTGGCTGGTCAGTTGGGCATGGGCCTATGCCCGCGTTTTGTTTACACCCGAGGAACGTGCGGCGTTCTACATCGAATTTGTCACCGATGATCTACTGACCACCAACGCTACAGCCCGTGCTGGCGCATATGGCCAATATCGCAGCATGGGCGCGATGACGGCAAACGAGGTGCGTAGTGGCCTGAACCTTGCGCCGCTTACCGATGGCAACAGCCTTGCCAACCCCTACACCACATCCGGCGCGGCTGAACCTGTGGCGAAGGATCAAGCAGCATGATCACGCACACGGGTTTCTTTGGCACCGCTGAACACAGTTTCACCCTGACCGACGATATGATCACTGAATTAGAGCGCCTGAGTGGAACCGGCATTGGCGAGTTTTATCAGCGCGCCGTGGCGATGTTGTTCAAATGTGATGACCTTGCCCACGTCATCCGGCTTGGTCTGATCGGGGCAGGCATGCACCCGCAAGCAGCGATGCAGCTTGTGGCCACCTTTGCCCGCAATCGCCCGATGGCTGAAACATATCCGCTTGCACTCGATATTCTTGACGCCCGCTGGAACGGCGCAGCCGATCCGGCCATCGGAGACACCCCGGCATGACCACACGTTTAGAGTTCAAAGCCGATCTAACCGTCACACCCGAAGGGTTGATCGAAGGCATTGCGTGGCCCTTTGGCAGCGCAGATCGCGTCGGTGACGTGATTGAAAAAGGTGCCATTGCTGCGCCTGTTACGCTGCCTATGCTTTTTGCGCACGATCAGGGGCAGGTCATCGGCGTTTGGGATTATATCGAAGAAACCGACGCAGGGCTTACCGTCAAAGGCCGTCTGCTCATCGACGATGTGGCGCGTGCGCGTGAAGTGCAGTCGATGATCAGCGCAAAGGCTGTATCCGGCCTGTCCATCGGTTTTGTCACCACCAAGTCAACACCCCGCGCCAAGGGCCGGACGATCACCGCGCTAACCCTGCATGAAATCTCTGTTGTCGCTGTGCCGTGCCATCCGGGCGCACTGATCACTTCCCTTAAATCGGACGGCACCGCTAACCCCATTAAGGAACAAAACATGAATACCGAGACTACCGAAGATCCGATCAATCTGTCTGCACCGGCAAATGCGCCCCAGATGGACACCAAACCGTTTGACGAGATCAAAGCGCGGCTTGACAAGATTGAAGCCAAGGCAAACCGCCCGCAAGGCGTCCACATCACAGGCCCGGTCGCTGATACTGAAACCAAGGCCTTTGGCAACTTTCTGCGCCGTGGCGTCGAACGTATCGCGCCAGAGGAAGTCAAAGCCCTGACCGTCGCCAATGACGCCAGCGCTGGCTATCTGGCCCCGCAAGAGTTCGGCAGCGAGCTGATCAAATTGCTGATAGAGTTCAGCCCGATCCGGTCCTACGCCAAGGTCATTTCGATCAGCGCACCCTCTATCGTTTACCCGCGCCGGGTTACTGGCACCTCTGCAACTTGGGTAACTGAGATCGCAGGCCGCACGGCGTCCGGTATGACCTTTGAACAGGTGACAATGACACCGCACGAACTGGCGACGTTTACTGACGTGTCAAACGCTTTGCTTGAAGACAACGCTTACAATCTTGAAGGCGAGTTGCTTTCCGACTTCGCGGAGTCCTTTGCAAAGACAGAAGGGCTGGCGTTCGTCAAAGGCACTGGCGCAGGTCAGCCGTTCGGCATCATGGCCGCATCTGGTATCGCGGAGCTGAAAACTGGCTTTGCGGCGAACTTCCCCGCATCTAACCCGGCTGACTTGCTGATCGCGATGTATCACAAGATCGCAACGACCTATGCACAGTCCGGCGTCTGGATGATGAACCGCAACACGCTGGCCATCGTCCGGCAGTGGAAAGATGGTAACGGTCGCTATCTGGTGCTTGATCCGATCACCGCTGGCGCACCTTCGACGCTGCTTGGACGTCCTGTGGTCGAAATGCCAGATATGGACGATATCGGCGCAGGCACTTACCCGATCCTGTTTGGTGACATGCAGGGCTACCGGATCATTGACCGCGTCGGCCTGACCACTTTGCGTGACCCCTACAGCCTTGCTGTGAATGGTCAGGTGCGGTTCCATGCCCGCAAGCGCGTTGGTGCAGACGTCACGCACCCCGACCGTTTCATCAAACTGAAGTGCGCGGCATAAATGATGCAGCGGCACGCCAGTGATATTGCTTTGGCCTACGGTGGCAACACCGTTTGGCTTAGGCCGTCCCTGCGTGCCGCGACGCATCTTGAGGCATTGTATGGAGGGTTTCCCGCCTTGCTTTCTAAGCTGCATCAATTCGACACCGCGACGATCCGCGAGATCGTCCGGTATGCGGCACCTGACCGTGCGGCGGCTCAGACGATGCTTAACGCACTGTCTGACGCTTCCCTGCGCACGGTCCAGCAAGTCACGCTTGCACCAGCCTTCGCACTTCTCACAGCGCTGATGACCCCGGTATCTGAAAAGACAACGGGCGAGGCCGCGAAGGCACCCACTACCAAGCCCGTTGCATGGGCAGACCTCTACGCAGACCTCTACAAGCTGTCGACCGGTTGGCTTGGCTGGACGCCCGACACAGCATGGAACGCCACCTTGCCGGAAATCCTGAACGCCTTCGACGGCCATATTGACCTGCTTAAAGCCGTGCATGGCGGCGGAGAGGATCAAAGCGCCGACAGTTCGACGATGACCAATAAACAGCGGCAGGAAAATATCGAAGCTGGCCTTGATCCTGATTTTGACAGGGCGGGATTGCGTGCCTTGAAAGCGAAGATGGCATGAGCCGCCCGCCTCACCTGTGTATCTGTGGTGCTATCGTCGCACACGGCACCC